AGGTTTCTTATTGGTTATAGGTTTCTTATTGGTTATAGGTTTCTTATTGGTTATAGGTTTCTTATTGGTTATAGGTTTCTTATTGGTTATAGGTTTCTTATTGGTTATAGGTTTCTTATTGGTTATTGGTTTCTTATTGGTTATTGGTTTCTTATTGGTTATTGGTTTCTTATTGGTTATTGGTTTCTTATTGGTTATTGGTTTCTTATTGGTTATTGGTTTCTTATTCTTAGTAAAAGTTGACTTTTGAAATATCTCATCCAAATTCAAATACTCCACAAATGCCAACTTTAAAAATTGTCTACTAGTTCTTGTAGCCATCGCCAAAGTCTTATAATCATCACTCTTCAAAAACTTTTCCAAATTAGCACCTTCTTTAATCGTTGTAAATGGAATGTAAAATGTATTTGGACCCAACCCATATTGCCCTTTGTAATCCATTTTAAATTCCAAATTAGGTGACATCAAAAATAAAATCGCTTTTTTACTACCAAGTCCAATCGCCAATAAACTATTTGATGTTGATAATATTCTATCAGGTGTATACACTAGTTTATATTTGTCACCTTTGTACTCATCCAATTTCTTCCCACGATTGTATACAGCCACGTTTCGTTTATGACTGACGTACTTATTTGTTAGTTTCTCCGTTTCTTTCGTCCAATTAGAGACAGGATTTACAGGTCTGTCTTGTAATACAATATCAAATTGTTGATTATCATTTGATTCGATTGTGGTGGTGCCTTTGTTTGTAGAAGTCTTTTGTAACAAGAAGTAACACATGGAAATATTATACAATTTGGGAAAATAATCAATAATATCTTTGCTAAAACTAACAAATTTGACTTGATCACTCAATAAAATCCGATATGTTTCCATTGTGTTGCCTGAAAACATATTATCTGGAACAACAAAAGATAAATATCCGTCTTCTTCTAATAGTCCGTGTGCTTGTAAAAAGATACGTTCGTATAATTTACTTTTTCCTCCTAACACCCGCTTACCTTTATCAGTAACACCAAGGTTGTCTTGAAATGGCGGATTCCCAATTATACAATGGAACTTTATGTTTGGAAAGTGGACTTTTTCAGACAAAAAGTCGCCACACAATATATTTGCTTCATTTCCGAACCAACTATTTATTTTGTTGCAGTTTGGCTTACTTAGTTCGACCATATAGAGCATTTTTTCGATAATGTGTTTTGACCTTTCTTTTTTATTTCTTATCACGGTTTTTAACCCTTTCATTAAACGCAAATAGACACAAGCTGAAAAGAACCCAAGACCAGCAGTTGGTTCCAGCCATTTATAGAACTTTTGTGACCAAACAGATTTAGGTAGTAAATCGAGCATTTTATTAATTAAATCAGGATGTGTAAATACTTCACCACGTTTATCCTTACTCTTTTTATTGTGCTCTAAATTGTCTAACATATAATCAATAATTTCTTTTTCTGTCATATCTGTTATCTTTTTTAACGTCATTATAAATAGTTGTATCTATATTATACAAGTATATAAAAACCAATAATCAATAATCAATAATCAATAATCAATAATCAATAATCAATAATATATATAAAACCTTTTCATTCTATATTATATGAGTGATCACCAAATATTTTCTAATACAATCGAAAAAAATGGATATAAATATTATGTTGTGCCAAAAGGATATCCTTTATTTAAAGCATTAAAAACATTTAGAAACGCAAATGATATTTCTCTCACTTTGAAACCAAATAAGCCATATTTCTTTGGATTAAAGGATACCGATCCTGATTATATAGCAGATTACGAACAAGAATATGGTGTTATCTTTGAATATATTACATTGGAGCCAATTGAATTGCTTGCATTAGATGATATGAAAACGATGAACAAATTATATAAAGAATCGCCAGTACAGATTCAAATGATTCTCGATAAAAACTATAAAAAAAGTCGACTTTCAGAATCAGAACCAGATCGTATTTTTTCTGATTATTTATGCCAAGTAAAAAATCCAGATTTAGGCAATGGTTACGCAATTTATGAAATGGAGACAGATTTTGGTGGCACATTTCATCCCGAGCTTTTGATATGTAATGCATCCAAATATGTGAAATATGTGAAACAGGTAACGACTTCAACAAAACGCGTTGAAGAAATTATTGAAATGGGTAAATTAAAACGGATGACAGATGACTTGGAACAATCAAGAAAAGAAGCAAGAAAAAAGTATCATAAGCCAATACATACAAATACTATCAATACAAATGATGACTTTGATTTTAAGCCAAGTAAAAACTTATTTGGAGATGATGACGATGAATTTAGTGGCGGTAGAAAAAGAACACCAACTAAGAAAACCAAGAAAAACCTTAGAAAAAGAACAACTAATAAGTGTAAGAAAAATCTAAGAAAAAGAAAGTCTAAGAAAAACCTTAGAAAAACAAAATATGGTGGAGAATTAGATAAAAATGTAATAAACATTGTGCAATCAAACATCCAGCAACGCGCTAACAACTTAGGTAAAATGTTAAATGCTTCGTGTGCTAATTCAGACAATTGTTTGGCACTAGGTATATACAATGAATATATTAAACGTTATTTTGAGGATTTCAGAAACTTATCCTATGTAGATAACGCCAATATAAAAAAAATAGGAAATCCTTCTTCAAATGGATTTATACTTGAATTACCTTTTGAAAAGAAAGATTTAGCAGGTAATCGTGTGTATAAAGCCGATACAATATTAAAATGTGCAAGCTCGCCAAGTGCTGATAATCTTTTTTATGAATTTTTTGTTGGTAAGTTTTTTATAAATACATATTTAAAAAAATATACGTGTTTTGTAGAAACCTACGATTGTTACCTTATTGATAATAGAAAAGCATGGGAAACAATGTATAATTATACAAATACAAGTGCCAATCCACCATTGGATATTCAAAATATGATTGTACGTAAAGATATAAAAGATTCAGTGTCTGATAATATGAGTAATTTTGCACGTTCATGTCTTGAAAATAGACGTCTATGTATTTTACTCCAACATTTTGATAAATTTACTTCATTTCATGATGAGTATAAAAACAATTACGACAATATAAAATACGACGTTTTAAATGTATTATATCAAGCATATTATTGTTTGGCAGCATTAAGTGATGTATATACTCATTATGATTTACATTGGGATAATGTGTTTTTATATAAACCATATGATGGTAAACAATATATTATTATGAAATATCATCGTAATGGAAAGGTATATGAGTTTAAAACAGAATATATAGTAAAAATTATTGATTATGGTAGAAACTATTTTAGCAATAAAACAGAAAATACAAGCGACATACTAGAAAACTATGTTTGTCCAGCACTTCAATGTCAACCACAATGTGGATTGAATGTTGGATATGCTATTATTCAAGGAACTGTACGTGATCTTAATACTAAGTTTTATGATATACTTCCAAATAAACCAAATATTTCACATGATTTAAGATTTGCATCAAAACTTAGTAGATTTTTAAAAGACATTAATTTATTCGAATCGTTTACCTATGATAATGAGTATGGCACTCCTGAAAAAAAAGATGGATCGGCAAAAATAATCAAGAATGTAATTAATATGCGAGATTGTCTTGAAAAACATATAAGTGGATGGAATAAAGGTAAATTAAGTAAAAAATATGATTCGGCGTGGAGTGCTGCCGCATCAATAGAAATTTTTGACGATGGACGCGATTATATATTTACTATTTTGCCATCGCCAAATCCATAATTTAAATCCATAATCTAAATCTATAAAATCTTTACTATTTTCACAAATTATTTAATCGCTACAATAAATATATTATAATGCCTTCCAAAGTATGCAAACTATATTATCGAACAAATGAATTAGATAGTAATTTCCAAACTCTTCCATTCGATAAAGATGAATCGGTAATAACTCCGCAATTATATCTTGTTAGTGGCACATCGCCTATCTATCACGAAAACTCATCGCCATTTGGAAGCATCTATTACACATTTACACAATATGAAAATAGAGTGGTTGCGAATGGAGTTTTAGAACTAACAAATTTAGGTAAAATATTTTACAAGTTTATGGAAAATATTGTAATGATAAATGGTGTACCGGTTATTCCAAATGGAACAACCACAAAAGTACAAGTGGATTCCGGTACAGGATATTTTTTCGGTAAAAAAGGACATATTGTTATTACTTATTTACAAGATAGACGCAATATTAAAGTCGTAATTTATTAATTATTCATCATCCGTCTTTGACATCTGTGACATCATATCAACAATCCCACTAGTTCTATAAGGGGAAAGAATATTTTTTGATAATGTGTATGTATCTATATCATTATCAACTAACAAATCCGTATAATTCGTATAGTAATCTTCATCATAATTATAATCAAAATCGTTTATATTTTCCACCGTTGTGTTTCTTATAGATGGTCTTATATGTGATATATATACATCGCTTGTATCTTCTTCTACTACAAATGTAAAGGGCGTTACAACTTTATTGTTTTTCTTATTTTTCTTATTTTTATTCTTATTTGGCATAGGTGTAGAAGGCAACCTTCTATTTTTGATACATTTAAATGGCTCTATAGGAATTTGTAAATTTGTATCATTTATATCATTTGAATAATTGCTAGTATTATTATATTCTTCCTCATCATGAATCGAAGAACAAGTATAAGTTTGTTGTTTGCCTTGGGAAAGTTGTCTCGCATAAGTAAACATGCCACCATAGTTGGTTCCAAGTGTTTTATAACAGATGTAAATATCGTCAGCTAAATTAGTTAAGAATGTATTATCTAATTCCAAATCCTTTTTATCTTTGATGTATCCTAGTAGAATTTTATGAAAAGCTTTCAGCTGTTCTCTTACTAAATCGAGTTTTTTCGAACGTTCTCTTTTTATTTTTCCGTGAATATCTATTTCCAAATAATCTCTAACATCTGTTGTATCCTGCTCCATTTCACGCGACTTAAACAACAATTCCTGAGTCCTTTGTCTAAACAAATAATTTGTTAGATCTTTAATAACAACATTATCACGATTTAAATCATTTGTAAAAGTGTACGTATAATCTGTATTTCCTTTTAACATAATAGTACATGTATTCAACTTTGTTTTCAAGCATTTAATTTGAAAATCCTTTTTTTGTTCATTTGACAATGGATCCAATTCTAAACAATGTGTCCATTCATTTGTCGCATAATTGTATATTAATACATCTGAAACTGAATCCGTATCCGAATTATTACCACATACCAATGTAACATTATCCAACACTTTATAAAAGATGCCATGAATAATTTCTCCATAAACAAGTCCAGCATTTTCCAAAATATCTACAAATCTGTAATGACCACGTTTTACATTCGCTAAATTGGACAATAACTTGCTATCATGTGTTTTGCCATATCCAATAAATATATGTGTACAATTTGCCAATTCAGGCAATTTGGCTTTTAAAACGTTTAAATGAAATGCGCCACAAGTAATTTCTCCGTCTGTTAACAAGATATGAATAATTTCATTGTCTGGATACAATTTAGTATAATCATTTATGTGTATAGCAACCATATCAAGCGCCTCTCCAATATTGGTCGAACCAAGTGGCTCAATTTTTCGAATAATCTCAATTAAATCAGTGATATTATGGTCTTCAATATTAGTGACATTTGTGATAATAGGTGTAACAATGTCGTCGAATATTTGAACATAAATCGATACACTTACACCTTTTTGTTTTTCTTTTTTGACTTTTTCATAACATACTTTTAACATATTTTCCAATGTATAAATGATATGTCTCATTTTAGTACGACCATCTTTACATTCATCATCCATGGAACCAGAATGATCGATGTTAAAGACAAAGTGGATGTGTTTTTTACAATCAAGATTTACATTATTTATAATATCGGTATCGTTTACATTATCATTATCATTATCATTATCATTAAGACATTTGTTAGTTAAAGTAAATGATAATACTCCAAATAAATATTCATCATTACAAGTGTCTGTATTATTGCAAGGATTCGCAATGGTTTCATCGTGAAATTCTAAAGAATACGTTTGGATTAATTCGCTCATTATAATTGTTTATTCATATCTATTTGAATTTATTTGTATCAATTTTTTTATTTATAACCCGAGTCAACTACTTAAAGACTCTTTAAATTAAAAATTAATATATATAAATCCCCCAAAAATCATAAACTAAATGTCGGGGTCGTATAGGGGCTGACCCCTGTAATTAGTACTGATACAACGTCTCCGACAAAAGTGTAATCGACCAATCGCCACCATGCAAATCAACTGGATTTCCCTTATCATCCAATAGCTTCAAATGAATTCTCTCAATATTCACCGGGCCAAAATAGATACGTCTGTTATCCTGCAATTGACCACTAAAATCAGTATAAATATCACCTGTGTTCATACTACCGTATTTAATTGGAATTAATGCAAACGTATCTGATACTGTCGGCGCCTTTGCTCGAAATGAAATTGTCTTGTTTCTATTTTTAATGATCTCATTCACAGTGTAAATTTGCGCCTGAGTTAATGTACGAGGAGCCGAAGGGACAACTTGTGGTACATTGCCAGTACCATAATCAATCTTGTCGCCTAAACTATTATACAAATTATCAGGATTGGATATGCCTAGCGCAGCCAAAGTCTCCGGACTTAATCCAGATAAATTACCCAATATCGTGATATCAAGATTATTAATATTATTTATGTTATTTGGATTGATTGTGGGTGTACAAATATATGGCTGAGACATATTATAATAATTTGGCAAATCTAATTTATTTGAAATTTGTGTAATCGATACAAGTCCATTATTAATGTGATTTTGATTATAATCATCTAACACCAAAATAAAGTATTTAGAACCCTGTAAATTCATTACAGAAGAGGGTGTATTGCCTGGACTTTTGTAAACAGGTTGAAGCGGAGTACGAAACCCCATTGCCCAACCAAGTGTTTGGTTAAATGTTTGGACTTGGGAACAAGGGCTAGAACCAGATTGATAACACGATTTTGCGCCACTAAAATCAAAAAAAGTAAAATAAGGATCTGTATCTACAAATACATCTGTTCCCTGAATGATTCCATTGATATTGTTACCAGCCGGGTCTTGCCAATCAGTCAAATTCACATTAATTTTGTAATTGTTCGAAGTATATGTTACGATAGGTGGAGTAGGTACAATCGCGCCAACATAAATAAAAGGTTGTATCCAGCCAAACTCAGAATAATTTACTAGACTTGTAAATGCATTATTAAGTGCTTGGCAAAATGCGGATGCAGAGTAATTTCCTGGTTCAATACTTACTCGAAATGAGTTACCTGAATTAGTTAGCCAGAAGCAAGTATTGCCATATGCGTAATCAAATGTATACCACGTGTAAGGTATTTGAATTGCGTATAGACGTAAATTAAGCACATTAGTTAATGGATCAGATAAATCGAGTGTATAATCAGTCGAATTTGTCTCAGTTCCACCGGATGCTTGACGAAACTGACTATCCAAATTTACAAATCGTGTTGTAATGTTTTCCAAGTTTGGATTCAATGAGTCTTGTGCTACATGTAAATCAATACCATTATTTACACCGAGTTGTTGCCGTTTCATAGGCAAGTGATTATTATCATAAATGTCTACTTTTTGAATACGATCTGTTACTTTGTTCTTTTGTACATCATTGTTTTTTTGTTCTAATGCTTCATTTTGCCACCATTCAGTGTTTTGGCTATAATCAGGAGTATATTCTAGATCACCATTACTATTATTATTTACCAAATTAGTAAAATACTGCAAAAGTTTTGTTTGAATGTTCTGAAAAAAAGATGTTAGTTCAGATTGGTTTTCACTCATAAATTTATTAATATATTTGTTAGTTGTGTCAGTAATTTGTTGTTCGGTTGGATCATCTAAATCGAGAATTGCAAGCAATTCTGAAACAGTATAGTTGTCAACATTATAATCCATAATTATATTTATATATTTACACAAGTATTTAATATCTTATTCTAGGCTTTTTATATCTTTATATTTAGTCTTCAATAACAAACTCGATATCTGAATTGCGTGTTTTTTTTCTCTTTAAGTTATTTTTAGATATATTATTTTCTATATCCAGTTCTGTCTTTAAGTTGTTTTCAAATATATTATTATTTTCCACATTTCTAAAAGAATTTAGAAACAGGTTTTTAACACGTTGCTCCAAATCAACTAGCTCATAATCCCAATTTGTCATCAACTTTTTAGTAAGAATAGAAATCCCTGCTTGTCGCTTCACGTGTGATTTTCCTTTAAATAATATCAAATCAAATATTTCGATTAATTCTGAATCACCATTTGCAATAATTTCTTCACGCGACAACCAATATTCGCCAACATAGACATAACGATTGTAATCTGAGTTTGTATAAATCTTAGATTTATTATTATCGTCAGATAATCGATTACGAATAATACTAATACCTTCAACTTTGTTAGTTTCATTGTTCATTTCAATTACAAATAAAATGGTATCTAAAGAATATCGCGCTTGTATTCGAACACAAGTGCCATATATTACTTTCAATCCTTTCTTTTTACGATAATTCATATTTTCTTGATAGGTTTCATTATTGAAACGAGTTGATGCCAAATAAAACATGGATAATATAAATTTTGTATTAATATTTGTATTTGTTAGTTATATAAATCAATTTTATTTATATAAATAATATAATAAATGAAGTGCTGTTTTTGTGGTCCAGTAAAAAATTGCGGAAAATATTTGCCAAAAGTGCTTTCAAATATTGAACAACTAGGACAACTATTTGACGATTATCACATATTCATTTATTACGATAAATCGCACGACAACTCTTTACAAGTTCTCAAATCTTTTCAAACCAAGAATCCGAACAAACTAACAATCCATATAAATGAAGTATTTCAATCTCCATTTAGAACACATAGATTAGCTTATGGAAGAAATATATGTTTGGATTATATTAAACAACAAAATGAAATATATATAGAGAATCCATTCGACTATTTTATTATGATGGATTTTGATGACGTAAATTGTAAACATGTGAAACCACATATCCTTAAAAAGTATTTATCCCCCGAACATATTACTCTGTGGGAAGCATTGTCATTTAATACATATCCTGCATATTATGACATTTGGGCATTATCGATTTATCCCTTTTGTTTTAGTTACAATCATTTTACAAATAACCGATACCATAATTATCATACAATCCAAGATTATGTATCAAGACGATTAGCAAGTATTAATGTTAATGTTAGTAATAATAATAGTTTGTTACGTTGCTTATCAAGTTTTAATGGGTTTGCCATTTATAAAGTAGAACTATTTTTTAAACATAATTGTAAATATGATGGAACAATTCGTTTGGATTTATTGCCTATGAAAATGCTTCAAGCACACAAAAAAGCATCAAATGGACATTTAATATTTAAAGATTATGGACATGTAAAAGGTGCTTTTGAAGATTGTGAACATAGAGCATTTCATTTAGACGCAATAAACAAATTTGATGCGAAAATAATGATAAGCCCAGAAATATTATTTATATCAAATAATTATGTTTAATACATAAATTCAAAATATAAACATAATATATGCATAAAACTTTACAATTCAAACCTATTTTATCAAAACCATTCACAGATCGTGCTTACTCATATAGAAGTACAACAAGTACTATACAAAGATTAATGAAACCAATATCTATAAAATCTAATCCAATACCAATAAAACCAATACCTAAAACATTTAATCCAATAAAAAAATCCGTTATTCCATTAAAAATCTTTCAGACTTGGTACACAAAAGACTTGCCAATCCATATGAAACAAATCGTTGATAAATTAAAAAACCAAAATCCCGAGTTTGAGCATCACTTATTTGACGATGCAGATTGTCGCAATTTTATTCGAACCAACTTCGACAAAAATGTACTAGAAGCTTATGACACACTTATTCCTGGAGCATATAAAGCGGATTTATGGCGTCTTTGCGTTTTGTATGTTCATGGAGGTATCTATGCGGATATTAAATTAAGTTGTATAAATAATTTTAAACTCATTGAACTAACAAATGAAGAACATCTTGTACGCGATCGAATCCAACCCTTATCTATTTTAAACGCATTTATGGTATCCAAACCTCGTAATCCATTTTTATGGAAATGTATATACAGGATCGTTTTTAATACAAAAATGAAATTCTATGGAAACTCCGCATTAGACCCAACTGGGCCTGTGTTGCTAGGAAATGTAATACTTTTTAATAATTCACCTGTAAATATAGATATTATTCATGCACAAGAAGGTGGTTACTTATTATATAAAGGTAAACCAATTATTTCAACAATGTATAAAGAATATAGACAAGAGCAAAATAGCACATATTCCAAAATTTATAAACAACGCTATAATATTATGTGGCATAATAGGAATATTTATAGATAAATCTTTTTTTGTCTCCATAAATCGCCATAATGAGGCATCAATCGTTCACCACCAACCTTTCTTTCCTTAAAATAACCTGGATAGCATTCTAATATAGGTCGACCATGAAATGTAATTAATCGACTTCTATCTTCATTTGCGCGTAAATTAGGCTTTAAAACGTGTTTTAAATCAAATGATGTTTCACGACTTTTAAAATACTTCCAAAGTAATTTAGGTCCAGTGGGTTCCAAGCAGTTTAATCCATAGAACTTATTTTCCACATTAACAACAATATTATTAATTACCTTTAAAAGTATTTCATTTCCTGGTTTGCATACTAAAAGTGCATTATAAATACCATTCTTATCAAGATCTAACACCCAATACTCTTTTGTTAGTAAATTAGACATTTTGAATCCATTTATGGGAATATATTTAACATCCAAATAAATACCACCATGAATATATAGTGCACAATATCTCCATAAGTCAGCTTTATATGCTAAGGGGATTAATTTATCATATGCATTTAGCACATTCTTGTCAAAATTTGTTTGAATAAATTCACGAGATTCATTTAAGTCAAATAAATAATGACAAAAATTTGGATTTGTGTGTTTAATATTCAAAATAGCATTTAGCATTAAAGGTGGCAATACTTTTGTATGCCATGTTTGAAAAATGTTAAGAGGGATCACATTCACATTTTCAACCATATTTTCAACCATATTTTCTTCACTATCTGAAAATTTTGTTCTTCTAAATATCATAATAAATTATACAAATAAATAAAATTACAACAATTCTCGAATATATTTATTTAAACAATTATATCTTTCATTTTCAAGACTTTTCACAAACAAACTCCAAGGACTACAACTTTGTAGCGATGTCATTCCTTCTTCACAAAATGAATTTAATAAGGTGGGACTAAATCCCGACATCATCGATGTATTCTTTTGCGATGATAAACTAGGAAATCCATCCGTAGAACGTAAATTCCAAAACAGAATATGAGGTGGTTTATATGGTTTTCCCCATACACGCATCCCAGCATCTTTATATTGATTTTCAATATAATCATACATAGACATTGATGAATTGTGATCAGCCATATCAATTTGCATATCTGATAAAATAACCAAAATCATATCTTCAACATCAACCGGATTCATTTTATTACTTATAATTGCGTCTAAAATCATTTGTAAAGCTTTAGCAAAATTCGTGTTACAACCCCAAGATGCGTTTTTAACCTTTTCTACCATCCTTACAAATTCGCCATTGCAATCTTCCAAATTTATCCAAGTAGGGGTTGAATTAAATGTCATAACTCTTTTACCAAGCAATGATTTCTCAGCAATACGAATACCCATTGCAATAGCAACTAGTAATGGATCGCCTTCCATAGAACTAGATGTATCAACCATCGCAATCATCTTACCAAGCGTATCACAATCATTATTTCTTATACGATTGTCGTGCCATTGAGCATTAAGTAAATCGATTAATTCTGGATTTGCTAAACTTAATGCTTCCTTGATAAAATCTCCCATGCCAATTCTAGCTCCCTTTGCAACTACTTGACCCGTTTTTATGTTCTCAATAAATTCTGTAAAATTATTAGCACACGCAACTCGGTCATCACTAGAATAACGTAATTCGCCTTTTTTATCGTGATTCATAAATGCTTTCTTTTGCTTGTGAAGCGTAATTGATGTCACATTGTTAAAATCGATTTTAGCCCAAGTGCGGTCACATTGTTTAATTTGGGTTGTATCCAAACGCTTATTGATATCAGAGACAATTTTGCGATACATTGTGAAACACTTTCTTAGCGCTCTTTTTTCGGAATATTCAGTTTGAGCACTCGTCATAAATGTTTCTCCATTAAAAAAATCAATTGCTAGCATAGCAAACAATTCATTATAAGACGACTTTTCTCTTGGCAACCACTTTGCCACAAGTGACATCCCCATTTCTAACTCAGAATTCATATCCTTTCTCAATTGTTCATTCGCAAGTTTAATGCCATATTTAATTAAGATAGACCAATCACACATATCCTTGTGTTTTAATGAATACGCATATAAACCTTTCAAGTCTTTCCATGATCCGTAAGGATGTGAATCATCATCGCTTAATAAAAATTGTTTAAATGCGTATTTTACCAACTCAATAAATTCATCGTCATAATCTTCAAATGCTTTTAGCCACGCACCTAGCATCATATAGGAAAGTGAATATTCGCCTTTGCCACTAACGATGTCTCTTGTTAATCCAATTAGACGATACATGTATGACATATAACTAACATATGCGTCTTTTGTTAAGAATTCATTCGAATTCATATTTTTATAGGCATTCGTTAAATCGACTAAAATTTCGACGATTTTGTCTGATAATTTGTTATTATTGTTATCGCTACTTCGAACCAATTGAAAATGAAGTTGAACCATTTTTTCGTGAATATTTTGCGACCAAGTATATTCTGTTTGGCCATTTTTACCCAATTGAGTGGATAATGATTTCATATTATCTAACTCTGATATAACTTCTGACATTAATGTATATTCTGTATTATCTTTAAGTATATTTTCGTTTAGTTTTTTTGTTAGTTGTTGAATAAATAAATACCTTTTTAGTAGAAGAATTATTAGTACGACAAAATTTGTTGTTACTACTATTATCATTTTTTCCATCCTCTTTTTTACTATCAAAATAATAGATAAAAATTAAATCATTAATATCGTGAAACATAGAAATCGATTTTTCAAATATAATATCATCAATATTTTTATTGCTGTATAAGAATTGGTTTCCAATATTAACTAAATCGCCTTTTTTACTTGAATCCGTTGTTTTTGTATATCTTAAAAATTGTTTTAAATAATATGGATCTAAATCAATATTAAATTTTAAAATAGACAATAATTTATATTTGGTATTATTGGAGACCATATTTTTTTTAATGATACCTAATACATCATTTTTACTAACAAATCCGGCCACTTTTAATAGTAACTTTTCTTCTATAAGTTTTTCAATTTCATTCTCTGAATTTACATAAATCGAATGAATTTTAACAAAGGATAGTTCTTCTTTATAATATGACTTGTATTCATTATCTAATTTGTTAAATTCATCGATCCAATTTGTATCCAAATCCAAGTCTAATATACTTGCATCTATTTCTTGTTCCATAGTATTTAACTATAACCTAATAATATATAGTTAAATCGTATTCTAAACTAAATAATATTTATTTATTTGTATTTAATCATAATAATCATTATCGTCGCAATCATCCCCATCTTCCGGAATTGTATCCGAGTTGCTATCATATTCCGACCCATATACCGGAGAGGAATAATATAACTCTTCATAAGCACCTTCTCCGTAAATTTCATTATAGTCGTATTTATATTTATCCCATCTAAGTTTCATTTTATCAATCTCTCTACTTACAAATAAATTCATATTATTATCGTAAAAATCTCGCAATTCATCTTCATAATCTAAATACTGATTTTCAGAACCATATGTGTAGTCAATTTTTCCAACATTGTTTGTATTGCCTTTAATTTCAAGCCATCCTTTTTTAACAAAGGTTTTTTTAATCTCTTGATTTACAGGTACATCAATTTGTTTTAAAAGTGTATTTTTAAATTCACTTATATCATTTATACTATTTGTACCATTTGTACCATTTGTATTATTAGTTTTCTCTGCAAGTAAATCCGGAAACATATGTGTCTCTGAATTGAAATCACGATTAACAATGGCTGGTAGTAATGTACGTGGCTTAGAGGGATTATTATTACTATTATAATAATTACTTAATCTATTATTATTAGAGCGTCGAAAATGATTGTTATTACTACTATTAGTAATAGATTCACGTTTAAATATATTATTTTCTTTGGTTGCTTGTGTATTATTGTTATTGGTTTGTTCTTTATTGGTTGGTTTATTATTTACGGGTTCAATATCATCTAACAAAATAGCAAAACGTGAAGAATTTTTAAAACAATTAGACATTATAATACAATTAATTAATTATACAAAGTGTGGTTACTAATTGTATATATTTATTCAGTTGTCTTTAAATTGTTTTACACAATTGTAGAAATATAATAATTGCGACAAAATAAAATAATATATTATAAATGACAAAACGATTTAAAGACAAATTGCGTATATTACTTGTCTCCTAACAGCAAACATTCTTGTCGAGTTTTTCTAAATGACCCAAACAAACAAAACGTTATATATACTTACAGGAGACAGCATCTTTTTTCTTTTTTATCTATAGGTTTTTTCTTTCTATTAGTCCCGTTTTCTTTCTAAAAAGGTAAGTAAAATTTATTTATATTATCATTATTTAATTTATTCGATTACAATCTTATTTTGTCTATATAGGCAAAATAATATTCTTTAAAAAATTTACTAATTAAATACTTTTTAAAAATACTTTTGTATGCATATTGTATTATGAATACAAATAATATTACAATTATATTAACATCAACAATTAATTGCAAAGATAGCATTCAGTATCTTATTCAAAATGACACGGGTGAACGTTTGCAAAGTTATTTAAAATCGGTTAAACAATGGTTATATCATACGAATTTTCCTATCGTGTTAGTTGAAAACTCTGGATACACTTTTGAAGAATTATCAAAAGAAAAAGAACTATTTAAAAAACGATTTGAAGTGATTAGTTATGTTGAAAGCGATTTAGAAACCGCCAAGTATTTACGTAATAAACCATCAAAAGGAGCATCGGAAATTTACCAAATTAATTATGCTTTTTACAATTCGAAATTAATACAAGAAATAAATCAAAATACTAATTTTATTATTAAAGTTACCGCACGTTTTTTTATACCTGAATTAGAAGCCTATCTAAATAAATATAATTTAAATCAGTTTCAAGCATTGTGCCAATACAACCGCAATCGATGCGAAATGGTGGGAAGCCATGTGCAATCATTTCGATATATTTTCCATCATAATTTAATCAATAACAAAGGCGAATATGATGGACATGTAGAAAATATTTATAGAGAACGTATAAATAATTGCAAAAAAAAACTAAGATGTAAATTATTTACTATTGAACCAACACAAAGAGGTGGCGCTACAAATAAGTATACGAATATATAAATAATATAATTATGTAAAATATATTATTTATTTACTCCATTTTAAATCTTCAAGGGGGTAAATCATTTTAAATATCGTCAATATTTACTTCGTCATCATTATCATCATTATACTTTGGTATATTGCTTTCTTGAATCTTCAATGATATCTTTTCAGTTGCCTCTGATTTCATTTCCTCGATAAATCGCTGTCTATCCATATCTTTTTCAGTAACAAACTTAAACGCATCATCGTCTAAATTATTTCCATTGTCATTTGGCGTCTTATTTCTAGTAACATCATTATTAATAAGTATAATCCAATCAGCATCTATCGTATCTTTCAAATAATCCTTATCTGATTCTGTATAGACTTCTAATAAATCACATTGTTGTAACTTGCCTTTTCCACTTGTATCTTGTTGCTTATCCAAATCCCATTCTCGAACACCAATTAATACCCAAGTTCCGCAACTAATCATATTGTCTCGTTTTCCTCTTCCAGCAAATTTACCTCGAATATGTCCTAAACGAGACGTATTATCAATGCAATGACAATGAAACATATTGTTTCCAAGCATTTTCGTGACAATTGCGTATTCTTCACCTTCTTCTAAGGCAACTCTCAATCTATTGTTGGGCTTATTTGTAGTATGCTTACGAGCAAACTTTTTATGACCATTACCGCCGTGAGTATTCTTAACCATTTTTTAAAGTAGTTAGTATTTAGTAAATATTGGATATTAGATTATATACGTAGTTAGTTACTATGTTACATTGTCTTTAAATTAGTTTCAATTTTATTTTTAGATATACTTTTGAAAAACAAATTGTAAATAATCTTCCTCCCAATTCCAATCGGGATCATAAACGGATTGTGTAATGTCGACTAACTTGGTGCAACTTTTAAAGCCAGGCAATTTACACCTTTGGACATTTAAAACGCCGATTTTCTAAACCTTGTAATTCTTTAATTTTCGCTTTCTTGTTTTATTTTTCACATATACTGCATCTCTGTTATATGCTCCCTTAAAAATATTTTCATACTTTTCTTTGGGTATTCCTCGTATTACACTTGTTATATTTGCCTTTAACTTTTCGTGAGTTAATCCTTCTCCTTCCTCACTTTCTTTATACAATCGTGATTTCAACATACTAAAATAATTTTCAATGCTGTTCGTGAAATGTTGGTAAGGGACAGCGTATAATATTTTATTGCGTTTATTTACCAACTCTTTTATCATTTCGTTTCTATGACTACTCGCATTATCCAAAATAATAAGTTTATTTTTGTATTTATTTGTTATATGCGTTTCTAAAAACTCATATAATCTATCTGCATTTATTCCACTTTTTTCATATAATTCCCAACCTAAAACACCTTTGGTAGAAACCGCAAATATTCCAGTATATTTCTTGAATACTTCTTGTGATTGTGTTTTTATTACACAACGCTTTCCAATTTCATTATAACAATGGTTTCGTTTTTGTAATGATTTTACACTTGTTTCATCTATGCAAATAATATCCTCTAATTTGTATTTCTTTACTTCCTCATAAAACTCCTTTATTTTTTGGTTAATATCAATATCTTTTCCAAATCGTTTTGTTGGTTCATGTCTAACACGAGTAATTTTGAGTGTAATATTATTGTCTTTGATCACTCTACCCAAATGCCTTCGTGAAATATCAAATGAAGGGTATTTTTCTTTTACTTTTACGAGTAAGCCTTCCATAGTAATTGTTTTATTTTTCTTTATTTCTTCCAGTATGTATTTCACTTCATTTTTATCAATCTTATATGCTACTGGTGTTCTGTTATGTCGTTTAATTTCTCCTTCTTTTTTGTATTTGTCTACCCAACGCATTAAACTTCGTGCGGAACATTTGAATATTTTACAAACTTCTTCTTGTGATTTGTCTTCGGTTAAATAATAATCAACGATAGATAATTTATAATCTTCGCTCTTATGATTAGGCATATATAATATGAATAAATAATTTAAAAACTAATTAATGTATTTATAAATAATGGATAGGACACAAATAAACAAAGAACTTGAATTATTAGGTTTGAAAAATAAATTATTAATTACATTAAAATATTATCTATTTAATACGCCTCAAATGGAATTATCTTGTTTTTATAGAATATTGGAATTATTGAAACAAAAGTATACTGATGCGAATGATTTTAATTTTGTAGAACAAGGTATTAGACGCAATCTTCAAAATTACAATAATAATTTACCACTAGCAATATCAAACATATCGTCATACATTTATAATTGTAATAACGAGTATTTATTGAAGGATTTGTTAAATAATATTGATACTGGGATAAATTATCATTTAACAAATCGTCAAGACGCATTGACAAAACTAATTATTGAAAATACTAATATAACTGCCGAAACTGGAAATGAAGTAGTTTGCTTACGAGAAGACATAAAGAGTTTATTATAAAATTGATTTAAGTTAATTATATAAAAATAATGTAATATATAATTAACAAATGAGTAAATATAATTGTGAACACGGAATAAAAAAAACATATTGTAAGGAATGTGGAGGTGGTGGATTATGCGAACACGACATACCAAAATCAAGATGTAAAGAATGTGGTGGCACTGCGATTTGTGAACATGGTAGAAGTAAATATCATTGTAAAGATTGTGGTGGTGTAGCTTATTGTTTACATAATAAATTAAAACAAAATTGTAAAGAGTGTGGTGGTGGTAGTATTTGCGAACACGACAAAGTTAGAACAAGATGTAAAGAGTGCGGAGGTGGAAGTTTATGTGAACACGGAAAAGGTAAATCACAATGTAAAGAATGTGGCGGTTCTTCTTATTGCGAACACGGAAAACGTAAAAGATTTTGCGTTGATTGTGGTGGAAGTGGATTATGTGAACATGGACAACAAAAATGTCGTGAATGTTTCAAACAATTACTATGTGAACATGATAAATATAAAAGTAGTTGTCGTGATTGCGGAGGTTATCAATTTTGCGAACATAATAAAATTAAACAAATCTGTAAAGAGTGTGGCGGAATTAGTATTTGTGAACATGGTAAACAAAAATCCAGATGTAAAAATTGTGGTGGAGGGAGTATTTGTGATCACGGAAAACAACGAACATTGTGTGCTGAATGTGGCGGTTCTCAAATATGCAAACATAATAAAAGAAAAACGTATTGTTTAGAATGTGGTGGAGGTGCAAGATGCGAACACGGAAAAATAAGAGGTAATTGTAGAGATTGTGGTGGAAGTTCATTTTGTCAACATAACAGATATAAAACATCTTGTAAAGAATGCGGTGGGTCAAAATGGTGTATTCACGGCAAAGATAAACAATATTGTAAAACGTGTGATGGCAAATATTTATGTAAAAATGAATGGTGTGAAACAATTGGAAATACAAAATATGAAGGATTTTGTGTTGCGTGTTTTGTAAATAATCCAGAAAATCAAGATAAACCGGCAATGAGAAATTACAAAACAAAAGAAAAAGATGTGGTTGATAGGATCACTCAAACATTTACCGCTTTTACTTGGGTTGCTGATAAAAAAGTTCAAGATGGTTGTTCTCGTCGTCGTCCAGATTTATTATTAGATATGGGTTCTCATATTATAATTGTTGAGGTTGATGAAAATAAACATACTGATTACGATTGTAGCTGTGAAAATAAACGACTAATGGAATTATCGCAAGATTTACAACATAGACCAATAGTGTTTATTCGTTTTAATCCAGATGATTATACTAATCAAGACGGCATATTAGTAAAATCTTGTTGGAAATTAAATAAGTTAGGGGTTATGCAAATTACAAAAACCAAACAAAAAGAATGGGAAGAACGAATAGAAACTTTGAAACAACAAATCCAATATTGGATAGATAATCCAACTGAAAAAACAATAGAAATTATTGAATTGTTTTATTAAGCAGTAGCGTGTTTTGCTTCCATATGCAGTTTAAATAATCCTTTTGTAAAATGTCCAAAATCACACGATTCACAATAATATTTAAACTCTTTTTTTCTTTCTTCTTTATTTGAGTGATGGTTTAAATAATGAAGTTTCATATTTGTTGTTCTTGTTGTCGTATAATCACACATTTTACATTTTGGTTCTAACACCTTATCACATCTGGGTTTTCTTTTTCCATTATTTTTATGTTTTTCACATTCCAAATGTTGTTTCCAGTGTGCTTGGTATAAACACTTATAATTACACGCTTCACAATGGTATTTTATTTCAGTTTTATTTGAAGTTTCCATTTTCAATATAATTACTATTATATTTTATATTTAAATTATTTGCGTTAAAATAACTTAAAAAGAAATAATATAGTAGTATATAAAATGAAAGTTAAGAAAAAGAAAAAAGAGGATTTCAAAGAGTTTAGGAATAATGAAAAATCCGCATATAAAACTTTCAAAATACCATTAAAAACTATTTTGTTAAATCGTGATACAACGCAACCAGTTATAGATCATTTGGTTTTTGAAATGAATGATTTGGTTATTCATACCTACCAATTTATTCGGTTATATGTGTTGCATCAATACACACAAAATCTTGATTTGCCAATCATAGACGACGCTTTTATTTTGTATTGTATCAAAACATTAGGTTCAAGAGATAATAGAGGAAAGAAAGGGAAAGATACAGAACTTTTAGAAAAATTAGAGCAATTCTACAAAACCGAATACCAACCTTTACTGAACCATGTAAAAACCAATTTGAAAAATACTACCTTTTTATTACCTTATTTAGCAACGCAAATACATACTTCTTTATCCAATAATACACAAGAGCATTTTATCCAACACTTTTTGCGATTTATAAATAAAACCACAAATGAAATTACAGAAGATAAAGCAACAATATTTCAATTCAAAAAGAACCTTATGGAATTGAGTGAAACTGATATTATGTTTAATGAATGGAAAAATACACACTTATGCCATATCATTCCGCAAAATATCAAAAAATCAATTCATTATGATGTCAAAGTAAAACCATTTGATTATTTGAAAGGATTGTTGTATATGAACTCTGTATTAGAAAAACAAGAAAGCAAATTATTCCAACCATTACCATTACGAAACAATATTATTCCAAAACATATTATTATTGATACAGCAAGTTTGATAAATCTATTTTGTCCGGAAAAAGACAAAGATGGTAATAAAGTGAAAAAGGGCGAATTATTAAGTAATGTAAAAGACAATCAAAATGAAGTATGGTGCAACTTTCTTAATTTGAAAAATAAAATATTCAAAAATAAGCATTATCAGTTTCATAACCAAATCCAAACGGACGGAATTAGTTGTTGTTTGCTCTTCATTAGAAAAGATTTGAAAGATAAAAAATGGGGTTCACGAGTTCCAGTTTTACAAGAACAAGATTTCTACAATATTGAGGATTTAACAAAAGAACAATTAGATACTTTGAAGGAAAGAAATATTGTTGGGTGTGATCCAGGCAAGCGTTCATTAGTTTATATGATGGATAAAAATGGAAATAAATTACAATACACATCACCGCAAAGAAAAAGAGAAAGTAAAGCAAAGTGTAATCAGCGTATTTTATTACTGGAAAGAAAACGAAATGGTATTATTGAAAAGGAAACCATATTATCACTACAAAATAGTAAATCAGTTGATTATGAAAAGTTCAAAACATATTTGATTGAAAAGGATAAATTAAACAAAGAAACAACAGAGTTTTACAAACGAGACACATGGAGAAAAATGATGTTTCGCCAATATAGTTATGGTAAGAAAAGCATAGATACATTTTTGAATAAAATTAAGGAAACTTTTGGAGAAAATATCCTAATCGGTTATGGAAATTGGAGTAGGTCTACACAAATGAAACATTTTATGCCTACGATGAATAAAGGATTAAGGAAATTAATTCATAAGAAATATGATACAATAACAATAAATGAATGTAATACCAGTAAGAAATGTTGTGATTGTAATAAAGATTTGGAATATTACGAGAATAAAGAAGGAAAGAAAGTGTTTCGTCTGTTAATCTGTTCTAACTGCGTGAGTTGCGAAAACAAAAAAATCGTATTTAGAACAAGAGATGCAAACTCTTCCATAAACATAATGAAATTAACGAGTTGTTGGATAGAAAAACAAGAACGACCATCATGTTTCCATATTTCGTCTTTCACCTCTTCAATAACCAAAAAGAAGAGGAAAAAGTAAGACCATCACAATTGATTTTATATTTTTGGATTCCGTCAAAATCGGCGTTTTAAATGTCCAAAGGTGTAAAAAGATTATTATAACTGCTAAATTCTTGTAGTTCTTCATCAGCATATATAATCCATTTGTCTTTAGATAAGTTAGGAAGACGTATGTTTGTAAAAGAAGACAAACATGTTCCATTTGGAGAATGGTAAAATAAACTCATTGTTTCTTTTGTTTCAGGACTATCTACATCATCAAATTCAATAAGGTAAAACATAATATTTATATTATATAAGAAAAAAATCTTTATACCTTTTATATAATTTATTATTTTATTGAATGAATAATTAATGCTACATTTTCGTGATAATAACCAGACATACCAGTAGGTGTTCCATTCATTCCAATCCATTCATAATCTACTTTATTTTCTGTAATAAATTCATAAAACGCTTTAAGTTCTCCTGTATCTCCATCAAAACCTGGATAATTTACTAATTCATCAAAAACGATAATACAATCTGTATCAATATAATCCTTCAATACATCAAATATATATTTTGTAGAACTATATAAGTCAGCGTCCATATGAATAAATGAAACCTTTTTATTTTTAGTTTGTATAAAATCGAGTAATGTTTCATTAAACCAACCTTTTATCAATTCAACATTACTATTAACTTGTGGTAAATTACCATTCATATTAAATGCTCCTTTATTAAAACCATCTCGCCACATTTCAGGCAATCCCTCAAAACTATCAAACCCATACACTTTATTATTTGTAAATTTTGAAATATAGTTAATAGTATTTCCACTTGCTACCCCAAACTCTAACCATAAAGTATTTGGTTTATGTTGTAATTTCATATTTTCAAATACATATGTAAGAGGATATGTATTAACATTTGGAATGTTTTTAATAATGCTTAACATATATATATATATATATATATATATGTTATGTTATTTTATCTTATTTTTAACGCAAAATAATGAGAAAATGAGAAAAGTCTTTAAATTACTTTTATAAAATACTTTATACAAACTCTAATTCGTCCAGCTCTTCCTGAAAAGGAATAAATAAACCTTTATTATTATACATGATGCTAGCAGTTGCGCTTGATAATAAACCAATTGCTTTATCATAAATGTTTTTTGGCTGTTCATCAGGTTCATATCCAAATTCGGCGTAAAATACTTCCGCGCATTCATCGTTTATAAATTCAATCCGTTTATAAGTATAATTAACATACCCACCTCCGCGTTTAATTCGGTCTAACCAAATAGGCGAAAATGACGCATGATATTCCCAATTATTCAACCATGCCGTCTTTAAGTTGTTTTCGCTATATTTATTTCTAACCAACTTAAAAAGACCCACATTTGACACATCTTGCATTGAATGCTTGCTATACACTTGTTTTAACACATTATAAGGTTTAACTGAATCTTTATTTATATCATTTATATCATTTATATCATTAAATTCATTTATATCAAATATACGATACGTACTTTTACTTTGTTGCAATCCTTTAAGTCGAGTACATAACTCCATTAGTTTTGCTAATAAAATAACTCTTGGATTTATTGGAACTTGCAATGAACTAACAAAGGAACGTATTAATCCGTTTTTCTTATTATTCTTATTAAATACTTTTGCTAAGCAATCCGTGTATAAAAGTGTATAATTGTATTTATATTTAGTAAACAGAATTGTCTGAGCTAAACTACGATATTCTTCTTTTTCAATCCAATAACAAACATGTTCAACTAACATCTCATATGAATTAATTATATTTGTATTTGTATTTGTATCAATGTATTCTATGTCGATTTCAAATTGGTCGCAAATATTTCGTAACAAATATACATCTGTATTGCTAGGTCGAACTAACAAATTATTTACGAGTGTACCAATTATATTATCATTTATACATCTATCTGTTACCCATTCAATGTGCTTTTTAATAAAATAATCTTCAAATGTTGGATTTAATGTTGCGTAAAAATCGTAGTAAATTTGCCAAAGATAAATAAATGTTTCTTGTTTGAAACCACTCATAAATAATTCATATGCCCAAAATACCGCGTCTTCTTTTTTTTCTAATAAAGATACAAGTAAAGCAACTTTTACTTCGTCTTTAATGTACAAATATCTAGTAAATATAAGATCGCTATTTGGTAAAGGAATTGTATAAATATCGTCTTTTATATCATGAAAGAATAAAGCCATTGTTATAAGTTTATAATTAATTAGTTTATATTAGTTTATATTAGTTTATAGTAGTTTATAAGTATTTGAATTGTTTAGTTTATAAAATCAATTTTATTTAGGTATTCTATTTAAATAAAATAAAATATAGGTAAAATATATAAATGTCCCAACAAGGTGGTAAAGTCAATAAAAGTTTGAAAGCTTGGGTTGCTTTCGTTAAAAAAGTCCAAAGAGAAGAAAAGTTAAGTTACAAAGACGCGATTCATCGTGCTAAAGTGAGAAAGGACAAGGGTGAAAAGTGGATGTCTGGTGGTGCTGTTCCTACTACTCCAGGTGAATCTACTTCTAATGAGGAGACTATCGATGAAACTGTTGAAATTACTCCTGATTCTGAAGTTTTCAGTGAAGAGGTTTCTGGTTCTGATGGTCAAAATATTGCTGGCGGAAGAAGAACTAGACGTAGATCTAAATCAAGATCTAGAGGTAGAGGAAGAGGTCGCACTGCTAGACGCTCTCGTTCTGCTCGTAGATCCAGAGGAAGAGGAAGAGCCAGATATTAAAACAAGTATTTTATAGATTTATTTTTATTTTTATTAGATTGTTAGTTTATTAATTTGTTAGGTATATCTATAATCTAACAAATTAAATATATTTTATTAAGTCTTTGTAGACATTCGGTTCACAAGAATAAATAATATTATCAAATATTTCTAATGTCTCAGAAATAGTTTTACGTTTTGTTGGATTTGGATGAATGTTTGCAACTAACAATTTCATAAATCCAATTAGAAACTTGTTCTTATCAATATTATTTTTTACGTGCGAATGAAGCCCAATCATTATTTTCAAATAGACAATGGACAACAAATAATTATCCCAAGTAAAAAACCAATTGCACATATCTGTCCAAATAACTTCCACTGGTTTATTCACGTATTTAAAATAATACTCTTTTGCTTCATCGACCATTTGATTATATAATGTATCGCCAAAGGGTTTAATTAAGTGACCAAGTTGTTCTTCATACAACTTATCAACTAACAAATGAATATTATATTGAGACAAACTCTTTATTTGACGTGTTTTCATATAAGATAACAAATGAAATTCTATTAAATTCGATTGTTCATTATTATTCATATTCATATTCATATTCATATTTTCATAAACTTCTATTGAACTACGAAAATCCGTAAAATGTGCATTATCATTGATAACAATTATGTTGTCCATATGAATATTTCCATGAACCATATTTATTGAAACTAATTTTCGCAACCCCTCTAATAAATGCTTATAAAAATGGATGAATTGGAATATATATTTTCTAGATGAACTTAAAGACTTTAAGTAGTCTTTGAAATAAATACATTGTCTGTTTTCGAACTTAAAGAGATATTCGCTTGCACTTTTGTGAAATAATCGTATATCGCTATTGCTATCGATATCATTATCATACTCGTTTTTAAGTTTGACTTCGCTTTTTTGTAACTGATGATAATCTATGTAGACAAAAAAATAGAATTTATAATCAGGAATTCGATGCTTAATTGTATTTACATTAATTATTTCATTATTTAAAGATGGACTATAACTAACAATCTCGGAAATGTATTTTATTATTTCTTTTCGTGTATTGGTATTAGTATTAGTATTATTGTGTGTATTATAAAAAACACAATTAGTAGGAAGTATAGGCATATATTATTATTCATATGAAAAAAACTTTAATAATAAATCGTATACATATTATTTAATTAATTGGTTGTAAACTTAAAATATCTATTTTTGTACGTTTTTTTAATCTTGTCTTGGATTTCACTAGACTCATGAATTCCTTTTTCAATCATGTTGGTAATCACCTCTTTAACTAATATCTCATTGTCTTTACAAAAGGCTATAAATCCATTTTTAGGTTGATAACTCGAATCTGCGATGTTTTCTTCAATATGAGTATCCATCGCATCTAACAAATCTTTACTAACGCCAATATATTGTCTTCTAGCTTTAGGTTCTTTCTTTTCCACACTCTTCTTTCTAAAATAATATCTAGCACTTTTAAACATTTTATCTACTATATCTCCATCATATCCTAAGTCATTTAATCTATCTATTTCACATTCAACTATTTCTTTATTATCTTCTACCCATTCTAACCAAGCTTCTTTAAAGTCTTTACGTTCATCATACTGATGAATCTTTGAAAACTCAAACAATTCATCCATGAATTCAGGTGTAAATTTAAAACGAAATATCTGAACAACTTTTTTTACATTATTAGTAGTGTCATCGGCTTGGTTAGCAATTTGTCTTGATAATATTTCATTTGCTGTATATTCTGCCTCTGACGATGAAGAAAGAGGAAGAAACTTGTCCACGCATTTTCCACAATGATTATCAGAATCAATAATAGTAATAGAAGGGATAACATTTTCGCAAGACATTGTTATAGATTTAATTTAATTATATTTAAATTATATTTAGGTTTTGAGTAGATATGTGTAATTGTTGCAATTATTAAAATACTAATTAATAATTCAATTTTTTTATTTTATTTACTTTATTTTAAATTGAAATCTTTTTTTAATAATTAATTATTTTATTAATAATAAAATGGATGACTATAAAGACGATAATGAAGATAATGATAATATTAGACCGCCTGACCCGGTTAGGTTCGAAAGATTAATTGATACCAATAATGATGATGATACTAATACTAATAATGCGTTTGATGATGAGTTTAATCCTGAATCAATATATGAAAAAGAATTACTTGACATATTAGAATTAAGTAAACAAGAATTCGAACAAATTGAAATTCCAAAAAAGAAATACATTGAAGAACAAATGGAAATCATTTGTAAGTTAAAAACACGAATGAATAAATTAAGTGTCTTTGATAAAGATAACATATATTACTACGAAATGATACTAACCATTTTAGAATTATATTCAAATAATTATATTGAAGTATACAATATTGAAAATGAAGTCGAAAAAAGCGAACTTTTTAGATTATTAAAACAAACTAGAATATCTAAGGAAGAACTGGAATTGCTTGAAAACATTATTAAATAACCAATAAATAATAATCAATAAATAATAAATAATATAAATAATATAACTATATATTATACTTACTTATGTTAAATCATAGGAAAAACTTTATTAGTGCGTTAAGAACCGCATTAATTACTATAACAGGATTTATAATTTATGAAATATTAATTGAATTGGAAAAAATATGGAACTATACTTTTCCGAATAATGAACATTATCACTTTCATAAAAGAAGAATATTACACTTTTTAGGTATTTTTTTAATTGACTTATTTTTAATATACACGTTTTTTTATCTTTTTAATATCGAGGTATAATATTATATATACCATATGAACACCTTTACCATTACTAGTTTACCCTATTATAATTCTTGTAGCCAATGCTATTTAAATGTATTATCTATTAATACTGAACCTCAAGGGCCATTACGAAATTTTGTTAGACGTATTAATTTACCCAAATTATCGCCTTATAAAATAGATACTCCTTGTAACCCAATTAACACTTGTGGTCTTGTATTAACTAATCTTGGATTAAATGGTGTTAAATGTTGCAATAATGGATATAATGTTGATAATCTTTTAACCCCTAACCAAATCCCAGAATTAGTTAGTTTTTTATTAGCAAATGGCTACCAAATTGAGACACAAATTACGAATATGTTACAAAACTCACCAGTAAAAATGAATAATAATAAATTACTTTTAACCGCAACTTATTATGGTGCGAATCAACCAAATGTTACTTATACTAGATGACCAATAACCAATAACCAATAACCAATAACCAATAACCAATAACCAATAACCAATAACAAAAAAATAATTTATAAAAAATTGATTTACTTTTTATATATTAAATATAAATTACAATAATTAATATATAAAAATGAGTATAATAGATTTGCCCTTACCAGAACAATTTGCAAAATATAGTGAAGATACCCAAACCAAGATTATACAATATCTTGAACATTTAAATACAATAGAACGCTTGGCCTACCAAATAGCATATGACCATCTTGGATCATCCTTTAATATTATTAAAAGCAATGGATATTGCGATTGGTTAAAAACCCAAGTGTAAGTATAATTACTTAAACTACTTTACGACTTTTATAGAATTTTTTCGCCATTTGTTTACGTGTATAGCGGGGTTTTAAAAAACTGTTTTGGGCTTTTAGTGCACGATTCGCAGCTAATTTACCACCTATTTGAGCCTCTTTTAATGTATTATAAAAATCTTGTTTTGAACCACCGAATTGCTGTATAGAATTATTTGTATTTATTGGGTTTATAGAATTTTCTCGTGGTATAGAATTTTCTCGCAGTATAGAATTTTCTCGCAGTATAGGATTTTTTCGTGGTATAGAATTTATTGGATTAATTGTATCAAATTGTTTCGCCAAGTTGTCTTGTTTTGTCTGTAAATTTGATGAAATGGTATTATTCAAATTTTCAGCTATATTTAACCCTTTTTCCATTCCATTATTAACCAATTCTTTAAACTCATTCAATAGCCCTTCTGCTTTTTCTTTTTTTTGCGCTAATTGATTTGTCGCATCCGCTGCGATTCCAGTAAACTCCGCGCCCGCTTCAACTACTTTTTCACCTGTGCGAACAAGATCCGACGCAGTTCTTACACCTTCTACCACTTCTCCAATGCCAGGTAACATTCCGACCACATCAAGACCTGTTTTTACCGCTTGTTGACCAAGTTCGCCCGATTTTGCAATCGCAGTTTGAGCCACTTTTTCAAACGCAGGTGACAGCACATTTTCTCCAATATCTGACGCTAAAATATTCACTTCTGACATCAAACGGCGACCCTGTGGACTTTGTAGAATCGCATTTATATTTTCCACTTTGGAAGCAGTTTCAGCAAGAACTTGTTCGGCACTTTTATTTGGGTCAATTCCTGTATATTCAGCAAATTCATTTACAGACCAGTCAAATGCGTTTTGGCCTGTTTGCGCTACAACGGAACCCAATTTATTTAAATTTGTTGATAAATCAGCACCACCTTTAAACCTTTTATAACTATTTTTATTATATCTCTTTTTACCATTCGTTCTTTTTGTATTTCTCTTAGTCATATAATATGTATATCTTTTATTTTTACATATTATACCAAACTTAGGACTTTAAAATCAATTCTTATTTACTCATTTGCTTCTTATATTCAGCCCAAGACATATTTAACTTTTTATCTACCACCTTTTTATCAATCTTTTTAATAGGGCAAAAATCTTGAAATCTTCCTTCCCAAGTATACCTATTTGCGTTCTCTTTAAGAAGCCTTTTATCCGAAGTTGAACCTCCATTCACATCAGGTAAATTCGCCTTGATTTGGGGCGGTAAAGCATATGTTCCTCGATTTTTTGGAACAAAAGTGGGATTATTAGATGCATTATTGCTACTATTATTATAACTCTTTAACTTGGCAACTATTGACCTATTTGTATTAATACCACTAATACTCTGCATCACCTTTTTTTGCTTTTCTTCTTCTAATCTCTCATCCTCCTTTTTCTTATCTTCATCAAACTTTACTTCCGCTCGCTTTAACTCATCCTCTAAGTCGACGAACAATGGCTTACAGCAAAATGTCATCACATATCGTCTTCCAATTGGCTCTAAATATCGGTATGGAATTGAATTATTACTGAAATATTCAAACGACTCTTTTTCAAAATTATAACGCATAAATACATTGCCTACAGGCGTCATTTCAAGTAATACACTATTCATTAATCCTTTAATGCGATTATTAATAATTGTGTTATAGGCGCTTTTCTTAATTTCCATTCGTTTTTCTTCAGTCACTTCATCCTCCATTTCTAATTCAACTACTTCTGACTTATTCTCCTTTAAATTCGACTTTATTTCATCATATGTCTCAATAATAGCATATTCTTCGTCTTCATCCTCTAAATCAAAATCAGCAATATATTCATCATACTCAATCATCACTTTTAGCCCTTCCTCAGTCAAAGGTCCACCAGCTGTTTCTATGCGGTCAATTATTTTTTTCAACTTATTTTGTTCAATAAGTAACTCCTCAATAATTTTATTACGTAGTTCAATATGATTTTTCGTCAATTCCTCGACAATTTTGGATTCTAATAATAATTCCGATTCTGTAAAGGGTAAATATTCATTAGGATATTTCTTAAATTTTTCCAAGTATTTGTTTTCATATCTTTCTTTTTCTACTTCTTTTTCTTCATGCTCATCCACATTTAATTGCACATTTTCTTCGAATTGCTTTTGTTCATCCGAATAATCCAAAATAAATGGGTTTTTATTACAAACATCATTATATACCTTATTCACCATATGAAAAAAATGTCTGACATTGATTAACACTAAATGTATATTTTTTAAATTTACACCTATCCATATTAATGACAAAGTAACTGCTAAATGCGTTAACGTTTCATTATCTATATCAATATTTATATAAGTCATTAGCAATAAAATTATATAAGTATATTATTGTAATTGTATTTAAATTGTTATTCCATATTTATATTTGCACTATTTTATATTTTACCTTTTACATTTTACCTTTTCCATTCTTTCCTTAAATAATACATCAATTTCCTTATCCAGTAATGGCACCTCTAATTTCTCATACGTATCATTTTCACAATTAGGATGAAGACGAATTAAACATAGTTCATTCACTTTTTTGCCATATTTTCGCTCTAAAATGCCTCGATACGTATTCAATTGAAGCGCATAATGCCAAAAGTTCGTATCGTGTAAATGACTAATAAGTGGATTCGTGGAAAACTGATTCCATCCATTTACCTTACTAATTTCTTTACTACGTTTCCAATCATAAATCGCTAAGGTTCCATCACGGTTTTCAAATACCATATCAATTGAACCAGCCAATTTCAATTCTTCATCGTATATCATCCATTCAGTTCTATAAGGCTTCAAATCAGAGTGGTCTTTCATAAACTTAATGAAGTGTTGCCATTCTACATCCTGATTTTCGGGTAATATATCGCGTCTATCTGTTACATATATTCCATGCAATTCCTTATTTGTATACTCAAAAGTGAAACGCTTGTCATTCATAAATTTCTCGATTTTGAGATGCAAATCGGTTCCTGCACTTGCTACTTTATCACCATTTGATTTCCAACTTTGCTTAATCTCGTCTGCTGTCATTCCCCAATACTTATTATCTGGTCCCCAATTTTTGCCATTGAATATATTTTGAATCACCTTGTCCGCATCGAATTTTGGAAAATGTTCGTGATTCCACGTCGTTACTGATGTATATTTACTATCTTTATCCGTAGAAATATAATATTTATGGCCTCTTGCGTAAAATTTAATATTTGCATCTCTTACATGTCTATTTCTCATAATTAAAATAGGGTCTACAATATCGATATCAGTCATGATTAATAAAAGTATTAATGAAATTGTTTTTATATTGTTATAAAATAGTATAATTCTTGAATTCTTACCACAAATCTAAATACTAATTAATTAATCAATTTTTTCTCTAGTTCTTGTACTTGTTTTTTAAGAGTTTGGACTTCTTTGATTAAAACGGGGATTAATCCATCATAATTTACGCTTTGTTTTGAGTCGCCATCTTTTTCTCCGCAAACTAAGAAGGGATAATATTCTTGAACTTCATGAGCAATAAGTCCAACATTTAATATATTTGTTTCTCTATACCTATATTTAACTGGTCTCAAATTATCAATACTATATTCGGAAAGTTCTAATGGTTCGACATCCTTTTTAATACGATAATCGGATAATGAATTAAATTGTGTGGATGTGCATGAAGGCTGTATTGTTACACCGGTGCTCACATCAATTCGGATTCCAACTGAACTTGCATCACGTACAGCAATTGTAAGTGGATTTGGATTCCCACTTTGTGATGATATTATCACATTATCACCAGGAAGTATTAAAGGGCTATATACTCCACTCCCCATATTTACTCCAAATGCGATTACATTACTTGACCCATCATCTAATTCAAATGACAATGTTGAATTTAATGCTTGTTTTTTTGTATGTAAGTTAAATTGTGTTACTGGATTTATTGTACCAATTCCGACAAAACTACTAATCCCACCTGGTGGATTTGCATAAATATTGTTTCCATTTGCAAGCCAATATGTGCTTCCTGTTGTGCCTGGGCCTTGGGGGCCTTGGGGTCCTTGTATACCTTCACCTGTTACGCCTTGCAACCCTTGTGGACCTTGGGGTCCCAGTGTCCCAGTACCGGTTACGCCTTGTAAACCTTGATTTCCTTGTGGTCCTTGTGTACCTTCACCAGTGACACCTTGAGGACCCTGTATCCCATTACCGGTTACACCTTGGAACCCTTGGTTACCTTGGGGCCCCGGTGTCCCAGGCAAACCAGCACCAGTTACACCTTGAAACCCTTGTGGACCCTCTGGCCCTTGAGATCCTTCAATGCCTTGTGAGCCTTGTGGTCCAACTAGGTTACCAGTACACATCGATGTGCCATCTTGAAAATATATACATCCTGTATGTAGAATTGAATTTCCATCTAAATCAATGTGACTTTTGTATATTTCTTTTGAATTTGGTAAACCAGAGTAGTTGTTTGTATTTAATTGTTCTGAGTTTGATATATAACTTCGAACAATATTATTGTTTGCTGAATAATTTAATCCTCCATATCTTCTGAATGTTGACATTAATATATATGAAGTTTTAAATTTTGAAATACACACACAAATTATTTACTAGACCTTCTTTTGCTAGATATTTTGTGTCTTTTATGTTTTTTATTTGGTTTCTTATGTCTTTTGTTAGTTATCTTATGCTTTTTATTAGATATTTTGTGTGTTTGTAATAATTCAGTTTCTAAACGTTTTTCTAATGGCATACCTATGCTAGAAATTTTCATTAACGATAATAATTCCTTATTGTCTAAATGAAATGATTTTTGTTTACCATTATCATTTACATTTACACTCATTTTTCCTTTTTCATCATTTCCTTCCCAAGAAACACTCTTACTATCAATGGGTTGTCCATTTACCATAATTTTGCTTTCAAATGCTCCATAAGTTTTACTATAATTATCCATATATATATATATATATTGTATATACCGAATAAAATTTAGAATAAAATATTATTATATTCTATCGCAATGGATTTTGATTATGATGAATTGTTAAAAGATACAGATGCGTTATTAGAATATACAGATGAATTTTCTTTTGATGAAATATATTCTACAGACGATACGAATACAAATACAAATACAAATACGAATACAAATTCCTATTCTTTAGAACCGGAAAATGCTGGCATTTCGTTAAAAATTAATGAACCGATAATAACTAATAAACAACCAATAATAATTAATAAACAAACAATATCTACTAACCAAGTAAGAGTCCAACAAACCATTCCTAAAAAGAATGCCAAAGTGTTAAAACCGCAAGCAATAAAAGAAGAACCACAAGTAACTTACAATGATATATTAGATCATATGGGAATGTTTGTTTCTAATGGGAAATTGCATTTAAAAGAAAATACACAAACTAACAATAATATAAACCCAGTAAATCAATATTTTACAGGTGATAATACATATAGTTATATCCACAATAAATATTTTAAAGATGAAATTAACCAACAAGACCAACAACCAACTAATTTTCAAAATCCAATCGAGTATAGAAACTACTTAATTAAACAGATTATTCATAATTACAAAATGAAAAATCAAATTAAAACGAAAAAAATACATATACCTGGTGAGAATGCAAGTTTCAATATTTCACCAAATGGATACACAGATTTAAATAAACTATTTCATTTTTCAAACCGATAAATACAAATAAATATAAATACTATATGAATAAATCTGTTTATATAGTATATGTCAACTAACAAAATAAATAAAATTAAAAAAATGAAAACACTTAAAATGCGACCTACCATTGAATTTATCATAGAAGAATTCGATGAAACTCACGGAAAGAAATATAAGTTGAAACCGAAAAATACTACCATTAAAAAAGGCCATATCAAATTTAAAATACACAATGAACCAATTGTTGAGAAAGAAAAAATTGAAAAACTTTCATATGAACCAGTATCAAATAAAGAAAATCATTCAGAAATTAGTTTAAAAACATCGCTAACCAATAATATACAACAAATGGAAACTAACAAAAGATACAACGAACAATTTATTGAACTAATGGAGCAATTGAGCATCATTATGTTAAAACAAGGCGAGCCATTTCGCGCCCGCGCCTATCAAAAAGCACAAGAAACCATTATGGCTTACCCTGATGACATTACAAGTCCATCCGATTTAAAAGGCGCTGCCGGAATAGGCTCTACAATTATGGATAAATTAGAAGAGTTTGTTAGTAGTGGAACTCTAAGAGTCTTAGAAAAGGAAAAAACAAACCCCGTTAATATTCTCAGTGAAATATATGGAATTGGACCTGTAAAAGCAAAAGACTTAGTCGACAAAGGAGTAAAATCAATTGCTGAATTAGAGGATAGACAAAATGAATTATTAAATGATATACAGAAAGTCGGACTCAAATATCATCACCAAATTATGCAACGTATTCCCCGTGAAGAAATTGTGCAATATGAGAAACTATTTGCGTCGAATTTTGACTCTATAAAAAAATCCAATACAGACAAATTTGAAATCGTAGGTTCGTATCGTCGTGGAGCACAAAGTTCTGGCGATATTGATGTCATTATTACTGGTGAATCTGGTTCTGTATATAAAGCATTTGTCGATAAAATGTTGGAAACCGGCGTCATTTTGGAAATTCTATCAAGAGGTCCATCAAAAACACTTGTTATTGCTAAGTTGCCCCATGAAAATAGTGTTGCACGCCGTGTTGATTTCTTATATACACCATTACAAGAGTTTCCATTTGCCATCCTATATTTCACAGGGTCAAAAATATTTAACACTGTTATGAGACAGCATGGGTTAAATATGGGATACACATTTAATGAACATGGAATTTATCATATGGAGAATAAAAAAAAGGGCAAACAAGTAACAAACCATACATTTCGTTCTGAAAAGGATATATTTGATTTCTTACACTTAAAATACAAGGAGCCAACAGATAGAAAAGATGGAAGGTCAGTTGTAAAGAGTACCACTGTAAAAGAGGATATTGAATTTATAATCGAAGATGATGAAGACCAAGAAGAAAAAACTAATGATGTTTTATCCCCTTATTCCCCAAGCGAAAAAGAAGCGGAACAAGTAATCGAAGATTTTAAGCATGATGGGCTACCTATTTTAGAAGGACTTAATGAAAAACAATTATCCACCATTCTTATTGTCGCTAATAAAAAATATTATAATGAACAACCAATTATGACTGATAATCAATACGATATTGTTAAAGAATACATAGAAAAGAAGTATCCAACAAATCAAATTGTTACCAAAATTGGCGCACAAGTTGAGAAAAATAAGACTAAGTTACCATATGAAATGGCATCAATGGATAAAATTAAACCTGATTCTAACGCATTACAAGTGTGGAAACAAAAGTTTACTGGTCCTGACTACGTTTTATCGTGTAAACTAGATGGTGTAAGTGGTTTGTACTCGACAGAAGATACGGATGGTCCAAAGTTGTATACACGAGGCGACGGCAAAATTGGTCAAGATATTAGCCACTTGATTCCACATTTACGTCTTCCTAAGACTAAAAATGTCGTTATTCGTGGAGAATTTATCATACCTAAAAAAGTTTTTAATGATAAATACAAGACCACCTTTGCCAACCCAAGAAACATGGTTGCTGGAATTGTAAATCACAAGACGATTAGTGAATCCGTAAATGACTTACATTTCGTTGCATATGAGGTTATTAAACCTGAATTAAAACCATCCGAGCAAATGGAATATTTGGCAACAATTAATGTGGAGCGAGTTCAAAACAAGATTATAACAAAGGATAAGTTGACAAATGAATATTTATCGGATTTGTTAGTTGATTGGAGAGAAAACAATCCTTATGAAATAGATGGAGTTATAGTGGCAGATAACCAGTTATATAGTCGAAAGTCTGGCAATCCTGAACATGCTTTTGCATTTAAAATGGTGTTATCTGACCAAATCGCGGAAGCAAAGGTGGTAAATGTGATTTGGGGAGCTAGTAAGGATGGTTATTTAAAACCACGCGTTCAAATAGAACCGGTTAATCTAGGTGGTGTTAAAATCGAATATGCTACTGGTAATAATGCGTTATTTATTGAAAAAAATTGTATTGGAATTGGCGCAATTGTTGAGTTAATTCGTAGTGGCGATGTGATTCCAAAGATTATTAAGGTGACTACGCCTGCACCTGAACCAAAGATGCCTGATGTTCCTTATAAGTGGAATGAGACACATGTTGATATAATGCTTGAAAATGTGGAGGATGACCCTGATGTAAAGGAGAAGAATATTACTGGTTTCTTTAAGGGGATAGGCGTAGAAGGATTGAGTAGTGGTAATGTGGCAAGATTGGTAAATGCTGGTTACGATAGCGTTCCAGATATTATTCATATGAGTGAAGACGATTTCTTGCAAGTGGAGGGGTTTAAAGGCAAAATGGCAAACAAGTTGTATACAGGAATTCAAAATAAGTTAAAAGAAGCATCAATTGTGAAATTAATGGCGTCTTCGAATATGTTTGGTCGTGGGTTTAGTGAGAAGAAGTTGGAATTAATTATGAGTGAACTTCCTGATATACTTGTATCTACGGAATCAATGAATAAGAAAATAAGCGAAATTGCATCAATTAAAGGAATGGCAATTAAAACGTCTGAGGCATTTGTTAGTAAGATTGAGGATTTTAAAGACTTCTTGATTGATTGCGAATTAGAATACAAGTTATATGAATCGAATAACAATTCCAATTCCAATACTTCTTCAAATGATGAAACGCATCCCCTTTTCGGTAAATCAGTTGTGTTAACAGGGACACGCGATAAAGATGTAATAAAATACTTGGAAACTGTTGGCGCTAAACAGGGATCAGGCGTGAGTAAGAATACGTTTTTAGTAATCGCAAAGTCAGAGGATGATGATACAGGTAAGGCGGAAGAAGCGAGAAAATTGCATATTCCAATTATCTCAGTGGATAATTTTAAAAAGATGTATCATTTATAAGTCGGAAATTAATATATATTATAAATAACTTAAAGACCTTTAAATCCAAAAAAATTGATATAATATATTAGTATACTGATATACTAATTATAATTATATTCAAAAGAAATGATTGTCTCATTTAAAATGCAAATTATTGGCGAATTTAGTAGCACAGATGACCTAAAGAAATGGCTGGATAAATATAACACATTTGACAATGAAACCATTTCTATTCAAAAAATAGATATAGAACGAACTAACAAAGATACTATTTACATTGCGAAAATATATATAGCGTGTGACGTACTGGGTAATTTATCTGATTCCGATATAAAAGAGGAAATCGAATATATGGCTAATAATGATGATGATTCATTTCGACTTTTTAGATGCCAAACAAGATTACTTCCTGATTCTATTGTTTACAATGATTCATTTTAGTAAAATATAGATAAATTTATATATAAAATTATGTATATTTATGGAATTAAATATTAATATAAATAGTCAACAAATTATAACGTTTATTTTTGTTGTTTCTATAATAGCACTTATATTATTTGTTCTTGTTAGTTATCTTGTTATTAAAATTCTACAAAAAAGTATCGATGATAATAACATCTTTTTTTACAAGTATAACAAGCAAAGCCAAGAACTATTAGATAAATATGGGGATTATAATGTGAAACGCATTTATTTAGTACGACAACCACTCGCAAAAATGTTTACTATCGGACTAAATTTGTTTACTTTTTATTACTATAATGACCTCATTCAAAAATGTAATGAATACTACCCATATCACACTTTACTCCTTGTTGAAATCGAGTTATCGGAAAATAATATATATAAAAAGGAACTTAAAGAAACCAAGTTTTTGTTAGTTGAAAAGAATAATTGTATTAATATTAGTGAAAACTTTTTTATTTCAAAGACACAAGAAACATTGGCTATATCATTGAATAAGACGACAACTCATTGTAATATAAAAAAAAAGAAAATAAAAATCACATTAAATCAATTACTTGATAAAACACGCAATAGAATAGGCAGTAAAGCATTCTTTAATTGGAATATTTACAAGAATAATTGTCAAGAATTCACCAAGGAGTTGTTAGTTACCTTAAATAAAATGGATTCAAACATTAAGGAGTTTATTTATAGAGACAAAATAATACAATTCTATAATCCTTCTGAGTTTACTCTTCATATTATTAATTGCTTGTGTGCAGTTTACAATATTCTTGAAAAATATGTTTTTGATAGCGAACTATTTAACTAATGGATTATTTATTTGGATTATTAGTTATTGGTAAAGGATTCATATTTGTTAGTACTTCAATAGGAATATTGTATTTGCTAAAATAATTATGAATCTGAATTAGAAGATAAACTAACAAACTGACAATAAGAAACCCAATAAAATAGTGAATTAAGTCAAATATATCAACCATGAAATACTAATAATTATATATATTATAATTTACTTAAAGATTTTTTGTTAGTAGTATATAATATGTTCAAGTTTATTCTTTTCATTCTATTTTTCTCTAATATAGCTTCTTCTCAACAAACTACCTTAAGAAGACGTGAACTTAATGGTGTTGGTGTGAATGATGAGACATTTCACTGGTCTGAATTCTCTAATTTTCAAGAAAGATTTAATAAGCGTTATTCCACTCTTCAGGAGTTAGAGACACGTTTTGCCATTTTCAAAAAGAATTTGATTACCATTCTTGAACATAATTCTGATTTTACACAAAATTTTACTATGGGGGTCAACCAATTCACTGATTTGACGAATGAGGAGTTTAAATCCACTATGATTAAGGTTACACAACCAGTTAAGTTTGGTTCATATGGTTGTCAAAGTTTTACCTCTACCGCTTCTGGTGCTCCTAATGCTATTGACTGGCGTACTAAGGGTGCTGTTACCAATGTTAAAGACCAAGGCCAATGCGGTTCTTGTTGGACTTTTTCTGCTACGGGTGCAATTGAAGGTGCTTGGGCAATTGCCAAAGACCAACTTATTAATTTTTCTGAACAAGAGTTAGTTGACTGCGCAACAGGTGCTAGTTATGGCTCTCATGGGTGCAATGGAGGGATTATGGATGGTGCATTTAAGTTTGTGATGGAAAATGGTCAGTGCACTGACGCTTCTTATCCTTATAGTTCAGGTGTTACTAAAACTTCAGGAACTTGCCAAAAATGCTCATCTGTTGCTCATATTACTAGTTGTTATGATGTAAAACCCAATGATCAAGTTTCTTTGAAAGGTGCGGTTTCTAAGCAACCTATTGCGATTGCTCTTTCTGCTGATACAAAATCATTTCAACTATACAAAAGTGGTGTGTTAACTGCTACTGACTGCTATACGAGTTTAAATCATGGCGTTTTAATTTCTGCCTATGGTGAGGAAAATGGACTCAAATATTGGTTAGTTAAAAATAGTTGGGGAACAACTTGGGGCGATGAAGGATATATTAAGATTTTACGTTCTGAAAGCACAAATGATGCTGGTATTTGTGGAATTGCAATGATGCCATCATTCCCAAAGGTTTAAAATACAAATAATAAATAAATAAATAAAAATAAATATAAATAAATAATAATAAAAAATATAAATACAATAAATAATTGTATTTATATATGAAGTGATTACAATAACCAATAAATAAAAAAGGAAGGGTTCGGGACGCAATGTCTTGGGCACGAGACGCGCCCTTGGAACCTTGGTTTCCTGAGTTAAAATTCAAAATCATATTCTATTACATTCTTTAAGTCCAGTTTTAAATAATTAAATAATCCATTACGAATTCTGCTTGTTGAATTATCCTGCACAAACGTCATATTCATTAACTTAATAATCGCTTTATTAAACAACTCACATATTTTTTCATTGTCATCAATTTTGTCATGATTTTCTACTTTCCACTTGCTAATTTCGCGCAACATTCGATTGTGAATTGTCTTTAACAATAATATAAAATCAGATTGTAACATTTGCTTCCATTCGCTTTTTCCTTCTTCGCCTCCTTTTTCACAAATATAAAACACATTTTGTTTTTCTGAGAAACAACGAATTGGACTAACAAATTCAGGTTTTCCACTTATATCTAAATTATATTCGAATACTTTTTGAACTGTATAAAATAGCGAATATTCCATTAATAAATCAAAATGATGTGGACACACTTTGAGTTCCATATTTACCCATTCTAAAAAGCCCATCGTTGGTTGAACATTATCATTTAACCAGCCAACCACATTAATCTTCTTCTTTTTTCTACTCATCCACTTCTTTGCTTCACTTAATTCTTCTTCCATATGTGATAATTTAATCGATAATTGTTGTACTATTTTAACTAATTGTATGTGTGTAGGTATATCTCCAGCTTCTTCATAGTCTATTTGTTTTTCTAAATTCGATTTATGTTTGAAATCACAAAGAACTTTGTGTTTTTCCAATGAATTTTTACGACTATATTCTTTATAGCACACATTACAACAATACTTTTGATTGGATATCAAATTATTATTGTTAGTATTCGTGTTTATTTCAATGTTATTTATATTCGTTTCCATAATTACAATAAATCAAATAATACAATTTGTTTGGATAACAAACATTATTTCAATTTTATTTATTATCGATGTATAATATAATGATAAATACAAAAGAGCCAGCTATCGCTTATAATTGTCGTAATTGTAACCGAAATTTAGCATCAAATAATCCCGCATCTCAATATCTAAGACAAAAACTTATTCAAAACACGAATCGCGTTGCTTCTTCTCTGTATTCAATGAATTTAGCGGGTCTTACTGCTTACCAGCGTCCTTTATCGACCGGTCAATTAGTCGAACAAGCCGGAACACCTTATTATGTACCCCCCGGCATTAACTGGAACCAAATGAGTGACCGAGCTGTTCCCTCTATACAATTAGTTAAAACGGCATCTCTTGGAGCGAGTAGCACAAAAAGCACGATTGTGCGAAATCGCCCCGGGGCAATGTCTCCTGGTGGAATCGGTGTAGATATTAAACATAATTCGTATGATAGATATTTGAATAGACTAAAAGGCAAAGCACCTTTACGTCGAGGTATAGTTCCTCCCACATTTGGACTACCTTATATCCCATTTAGTCAAGTATATCCTGTTTATGGTGGCAAACAATTTAAAACATCAATTATAGATGATTGTGTTTGTCCTCAAACTAACAAATTAACACAAGATAAAATTATATATGATAGACCTCAAAACGCGATACAAGAGAATATAATAAGTGTAACCTATCAATTTTCTGTTGGAGACGAAGTATGGGCAAGAAAAGACCCACATATTGACTTGTTGTATAAAGCGACTATTTTGTCGATTGATTTAGGATCTGTTTTTGAGTTGAAATTTGAAGATGGGGCAATTCTTTATACAACGATTGAACAAAGTAAGATAAGACCTTATTATAATTGCAATTGTAATCCAGTACCATCAGCATCCGATGTTTATTTACAATCTGTGAATACAGACAAAGAGAATGAAGCTATTTGTACTCTATTAAATTTAGGAAATAACAATCACCTATTATAAAAACTTTATATATTTTATAAAAAATAATATTTATAAATTATATACGAATGAATATATCAGGAAATCGTTTTAAGATGGATTTTAATAATAACAACAATACGCCTTTAATTTACAGACAATTGGCGAATGCTTTAACTGTACCTCAGCAATTAAAACCCGTTTCTCTCACTAGCCCAATGATTAACCGCGTTTACTCTGCTAAGCCCGGTTGCAGTGCTTGCGGTAAAAAAGTGATGTAAAATAAATTTTATAATTTTTGGTCTTTAAATTGTTTAATATAATATATATTTTTAATAGCCTTGTATTATATTAAATATGCTTCCATTTTCTCAGTCTATTTTGTTAGGTGCTACTAGTAATGTTACTGCTTATCCTCAAAATCAGTTGCATCGCGGGCTAAACTATATTTCTTTATTTGATACCGTAATTTTGCCATATAATAAGCAATACAACAATTGTAATAATACATTATGCTACACACATAGTAAAGGTACTTTTATTTATAAGCCACATTCAGCATATGGAATGGTTGGGACAACGGCTGCCGGATATTTAGGTAGAAGACGTCGCCTTTAAATTCATAAACTGTTCTGTGTATGCATCTACCCATCGAACGCCATTGTCACTAACTACGCCTAAATATTCGAGACTCGGTTCTTGAACGCACTCATAGTCATTTTCATATCCAAATGCCTGTTTATAAGTTCTCTTTCTATTTGACGCTTCAAGACGTTGTTTGCTTTCGTTAAGACGTTGTCTAAAATATTCGCAAGTATTTTTCTTAGGTTGGGATTGGTTATTCATTTTATTAAGTCTTTAAATTATTTTGATATAGTATTTATTAACTAACTTAAAGACAGAATAAAAGTATTTCAATTTTTTCTATGTAAACATTGTTATATTTCGTATTAAAGACACACATATACATAAATATAGATATATGCCATTATCCATATTTATGAAATCTATACTTGAAAGAGGTCGTTTATACATTATGTATACAAATTATGTTTTAAATCAAAACGAAAATAAGGATTTAAATATATTAAAAAATACAATTATTGAATTAATAGATACGCATAGAATAGAAGACTCATTTTTCAAATTCAATAGTGTAAAAATAAAACTTCTTCGAAATTTTCATAAATATAAATACATCTATCCAAACTATGCCAAGTATATTAATGATATTATTCTACTACTTAATATAAAAAATAACGAAGAATTTACACAAGAATTAAAAATAAAAATAAATCTTTGTGATGACTTGTTTATTCTTTATTTATTATTTACGAATTTATAAATATCATATAATTAGGTTTCTGGCATTCGAAATTGATCCAAATTAAATTCTTCAATAGGTACCGCAATAGCAATAGGTATTTCTTCAGCATAAGCTTCCGGCATTAATTCAATTTCTCTTTCTACCATATATACGGTAGGTTCATTTCTTAGTTTATCATATTCATCTAATTTCTCATAAAATCCTTGCACTTTTTTATTAATACGAACCCGTTTTGCGTCAAATGATGCTAAATATAATCCCCCGATAGATTTTACACGTGATAATGCGACATACGTTTGCCCACATTCAAATATTCCCGAACCCGCATCGACTTCGGCAATATCTAACGTAGACCCCTGTGCTTTATGTATTGTTAATGCCCACGCAAGAATAAGTGGAACTTGTGATATACCAATTCCTGGAATAAATTCACTTTCCCACATATGATATTCCATTGCCATTTGATAGCCATTTCTATATCTAACAACTGGAATTCCATTTTCATTTATCGATGTGATTATTCCTTGTGCGCCATTGCAAATAATATTTCCATTGCTTAATGGGATATTTACAATACACATTACTTGTGCTCCGACTTTTAATTTAACAAGTGCGTCGCACGGCAAGTTACCTTGCAAATAAAGAAGCTCTGCTTGTATTTGTTCTTTTGTATATTGTAGCCTAATAAGTCTCTCTTTTTCAGTCATTGTCAAGTCCGCGTGGTATTTTACTTTGAATTGATATTCTTCACCTGTTAGTTTAATCATTTCTTCGGAATTAATATATTCTACTTTATTCTTGGTTGGAAATAATTTAGTTGGCTTCATTAAAATGCCATCTTGTCCAGTCATTTCTTTGCCAACATTTTGAAGTAATAATTCATTGGAAGAACGTTTTAACCTACCTTCTCGTAACTGATTTAATATACGTTGATAAATGGGATCATTTTGTCTGAAAATCTTTACAAGTTGAACGTGATCTTCCATTCGAAATGTTTCAAACCATAATGGAGATTCGAAACAAAATCGCATTGTTTCCGGATCTTCTTTGTTTCCAACTGGTGGCAACTGATAGAAATCACCGGAGAATATTAATTGGATACCACCAAATGGTCGGCTACTCTTTCTTATTGCTTTACCAATTGAATCTAACAATTCAAAGATTTTTTGCGACATCATAGATACTTCATCAATAATTAGGACATCGGTATCTTTCCAAACCTGTTTTGCGTACCGGTTTTTTATAACACGATTTACAATGGTTTGGGATGGACCATTTGCCAAACCAATTGACGCCCAAGAATGAATTGTTTTGGCTTTGCATTCAAGAAGAACCGCTGCGCAACCGATTAGTGCGCATACTTGCAATTCAATTCCTTTTTTATGTGCGTCATTGTATATATGACGAATTAACGCGGATTTACCAGTCCCGCCTGGACCTGTTAGGAAAATGTTTTTGCCTTGGGTATATTTAGAGAGAGCATTTTGTTGTTCTTTTGAGAATTCCATTATAAATCAAGTAATCTTAAATTATGATTATTTAATTTTGTATCTTTTTAACTCAATTTTTTATTTTTTATATATTTACAGGTTACATCTAAATTTAAGATAAATAAGTTATTGTCATCCATTTTTGTAATATTTGACAATTTGATGCTCCTGAACCTAACCAAAGTATTGGATAACAGAACTGTCCTGGACCTAATGTAATAACAGGATTACAACATAACCATTGACCACCTCCAGCAGTAATACCTGTATTTGTAGTACCAAACCATATTCCATCATTTCTTTCGAAATATATAGTTACCCAACTATAAGCACCATTATTACATTCTACATTAACTCGCATATTTGGTAAAATATTTATTGTATAATTAGAAGAATTTACTATATTAGATTGCCCACTGGAAGTAACATAAGAAAAACTAATAGGCATATTATATTGTGCATTATTTGGACTTGGATAACCACTAATAATTACATAATTATTATTTAAACCTAAATTTTGTATAGCAAGATTTTCATCGAACCCGGGAAATACATTGTTTTTTGTATTATCAATTACATACCAATTTATTCCATCATTCCATAATTTTAAATAACAGTTATTTGCTAAATAATTATAGCTTGTTGTATTTGAACCATATGGACCTGCAAAAATATTTGATCCTGTTTGTGTTGTTATTATAACATTCTGATTTGACCAATTATATAATTTAATAAATGCGCCTGATATACTAGTTGTTGCTTGAGGCAAATTTAATTTCATTTGATTACCATAGGTAGTAAAACCAGAGGATGTTAGCATAACATCATTGCCCAAATAATTTGTCCCAACCGTTACGGTTTCTAAACTTGGTGTAAAAATTACTTGACAATATTGATTTATTACTCCATTATTAAAATTTGTTAATCCATTAATATTTACATTAGATTGAAACAATGATGGAGCATTTATAGTAACATTTGAATTAAAATTTGATAATCCATTTACAGAAAAATTATATCCAAATGTTGCTATTCGATTTACATTTAGATTACCTGTTATCAATGATCCACCATTTATAGTATTAACATTTTGATTATAGCTAGTTAAATCTACATATAGAAAAACTAGTCCATTACCACCTAAACCACAACCGGCTATTCCACCATTTTGAACTCCTATACCAGAACCACCACCACCTCCAAAAAATCCATTTCCTCCATTTCCTGAGTTAGTTGCACTTGTACTACTTGTCCAGGGACCAAATGAGCCATCAACAAATCCGCCACCTCCACCTCCTGACCCCCAACTACTTGGAGAATTTGTTGGCTGTCCTAAATAACCTGAACCCCAACCTCCTGAAATAATTTGACTACTAAAATAGGGTGTTCCCATAGTATAAACATTACCTCCTCCACCTCCGCCAAAATATATACCTGATGTCTGATTATCAGCAAAAACTAAAGGTATATTATTACTTCCATCATTTGGAAAACATAAACCTCCATTTCCTCCTGGGTAACAATTAGCACCAGTACCTGCTATTGTGGATTCATAATAATTTCCTAAACCTCCTGCACCAGGACTAACGCCTGCAAAATTATTATATAGAGAAATAGCCTGCGCACTTCCTGAATAAGTACTTGCACCAACAACAATTGTTGAACCACTATTACCACCCGCTTGTGCATATATACCATAATAAGAACCAGATGGTTCAACGACTAATCCTGATGTTCCACTTAATCCTCCATTAGCTATTATTGATAAGGAACCATCACTAGAATTAATACTTGATGCGACACCATTAGCATATGTTAATACATTTTTAATATATCCACCATTTCCAACTGTAATATTATAATTTACATTAGGCATTGCTAAGAAAGAGCCATATACAACACCGCCCGCGCCACCTCCAGCATTTCCATTAAGAAGATTAGTATTTCCACCAGATCCACCACCACCAATTACTAAAAAGTTTATATTAATTGGCACACTTACACTAAAAGTACCAGTTTGAGAACTTGTATTATCATTTGTAGTAAACAAATAATATTCATAATTTGGATTAGATGGATTTTTAACAAGTGGATTCAAATTTGTTGGTAACAAAGTTTGACCATTAAATGAAGCACTTATTTGAAGTGATTGTCCAATTGTATTTTGATATTGAACGTAATTATAACTACAATCTAGCTGATTTGCTATTACATTTCCCAAAGAGCAATCTGATCCTGATATAAAAATACCAGTAGAACCTTGTATACCTTGAGCCCCTGTAATTCCTTCTAATCCCTGAAAACCTTGAATACCTTGAGTTCCTGTAATTCCCTGTGAACCGGTTGCCCCAATAAATCCACCTATTTGTGATATAATCGCAAATGAATTTTTTTGGTTAATTGTACATGTTCCCGTTGCTGAAGTAACATTTAATACTACTTGTGTTACTAACGTAGGTGTAAATATAATACTTGTTAGTGGATTACTTGAATTACCTAGTGTGTTTGTTGGTGAAAATTGTTGTCCAAAACATTTTTGAACTATATAACTGCCTGTAGCAACATTTATCCACTGATACTCAATTGTTCCTGATGTAGTATTTGAAAATGCTGAACATAAAAGTGTTGCTTCCAGCAAGTATGTCGCATTTGGTTGTAATGTAAAATAACCCGTAGTTACATCATAAGAAATTTCATTACCATATTGTGTTGAAATAATATTAAAAATTATATTACTTCCTGCTCCAATAGATGTTAAATTTGAGCTTAATGATGTAATAATATATGGTAATTCCGTAAATGAAGCATTTTGACCTTGAAACCCTTGTGGACCTTGAATGCCAGCACCAGTAATACCTTGATACCCTATTAATCCTTGAATACCTTGGAATCCTTGTGATCCTATTAATCCTTGAACACCAGTAATACCTTGATACCCTATTAATCCTTGAATACCTTGGAATCCTTGTGAACCTATTAATCCTTGGATACCAGTAATACCTTGATACC